AAAGATAATAAATAATCAAAAAGATAATGACTAGTTCGGCATTCGGAAAACAAATAGCAAATAGAAACTTTCTATCAGGAGTAGGATTCAAATTTAATTTGACTAAATTTCCAAAGGTTGACTTTTTCTCAAATTCTGCTAGAATACCAGAGTTGAACCTTGAACTTGCACAACAATCTTCATATCTAAAGAATATTGCTGTACCAGGCGAAAGACTAACTTTCGGAGATTTCACTCTTCGTTTTTTAGTTGATGAGAATATGGAAAATTATCTTTCCGTATATGGTTGGTTAAAGGGATTAGGATTTCCAGAGTCTGGAAAACAATTTAAAGAAATAATTACAGACCCTGACGGACAAAGAGATCCCAAAGAAGCATTTTGTGATGGAACTCTTAGAATACTAAACAGCAACTATCGTGAAGTAGCAAAGGTTAAATTCAAAGATTTATTTCCAATATCTTTATCATCACTTGACTTCGATGCAACAAATACCGATGTTCAATACTTTACAGCAGAGGCAACATTCAAATATACAATATACGATTTAGTAAGTAGCACTACATGAATCTTGAACAAATTCAGGAGATGTGGGAGAAAGATTCCAAGATCGACCCTGATAATTTACATGATGAATCACTAAAAATACCTCAACTTCACTCAAAGTATTATACTCTTTATAATACCATTACTTTGTTGCGTGAAAGAGCAAGAGAGCAATATGCAAAAGTTAGACTAGAGAGATATAATTATTATACTGGTAAAGCAACTGCAGAAGTTTACGCAGAGGAACCATTTCCATATAAGGTTCGTGAAAAAGATGCGATTCAAAGACATCTAGAAGCAGATGATAAAATGAATAAAGTCGATATGAAAATTAAATATTATGACATAATGCTCAAGTTTTTGGAAGAAGTTATAAGGGCAGTATCTAATCGAACATATCAAATCAAAAATGCAATTGAATGGAATAAGTTTCAAGCAGGTTATAATTAATAAATAGATTAGTAGAATTACTAATACAATGAAGCCAACTCCAAGAGAAACAAAAAAGATTCACGAGAATTACGAGAAAGTAAAACAACATCAGATTGATGAGAAGTATGCAATAGATGCTGATTCCGCAGATAAAATTATCTCAGGTATGAGTCAGGATTGGTTTGATACAATTGTAGGATAATGAAATCCTTTAAACAATTCCAAGAGGAAATGGATAAAGATATGGTGAATGTGATGGGAGGATTAGGTGCTGGTGCTGCTCTTGCAGCGAAAGCGATACACGGAATTCGTAAGAAAACGACATCAATGAATACTGCAAATAAAGAATTAAATAAGAAAGTCAGTAATACAAGAAGGGGTTCATAAAACACGACTAAATAATTGATATTGATCGATGTTATGTCGCATTTGATAATATCAAAAAAGAATGAAGTGCATCTTCAGATTGAGTCTGATATGCACGTTTATTATGAGTTAGCAGACTATTTCACCTTTGAAGTACCTGGTGCAAAGTTTATGCCAACTTATAAGAATAAGTATTGGGACGGAAAGATAAGGTTATTTAATATTCAGAACAATCAGATATATGTTGGACTTTTAGATAAGATAGTACAGTTCTGTAAAGATCACGAATACACATACGACTTTCAACCAAGTAAGTTCTATGGTTTACCATTTGAAGTGAATGATGGTATATCAGAAGAGGGTGTAAAAGATTATATGAATGCTGTAAGTAAATATAAACCTAGAGATTATCAGATACAGGGAGTACACGACGCTTTAAAATACAATCGTAGGTTATTGATATCTCCAACTGCTTCAGGAAAGTCGCTGATGATATACGGGATTGTGAGATATTACGTTGAAAGAAAACTAAGTATTCTGATAGTAGTTCCGACGACATCTTTAGTAGAACAGATGTATAAAGATTTTGAGGATTATGGTTGGGATGTTGGTTCATTCTGCCACAAGATATACGCTGGTAAAGAAAGAGAAACAGATTCTCAGGTAATTATTACAACTTGGCAATCAATCTATAAACTTCCTCGCAAATACTTTAATCGTTTTGGATGTGTAATTGGAGATGAAGCACATCAATTTAAATCAAAGTCATTAATATCTATAATGTCAAAACTTGATAATGCCAAATATCGTTTTGGTTTTACAGGAACTCTTGATGGAACACAGACACATAAGTGGGTATTAGAAGGATTATTCGGACCATCATACAAAATTATTAAGACTGATGAACTTATGAAGAAGGGTCATGTTGCGACTTTAGATATCAATGTGCTGCTATTAAAACACTCACCAAATAAATTTGAAACATTTGAAGATGAGATACAGTATATTATCGGTCATCATCGCAGAAATAACTTTATTAAAAATCTTGCACTGGATCTAACTGGCAATACTTTGATACTTTATAGTCGTGTTGAGGCACACGGTCAACCATTATTTGAATTGATAAATAAAAGTAAGTCTGATAATCGTCAGGTCTTTTTCGTACACGGTGGTGTAGAGACTGAGGATAGAGAAAATATTCGGGCAATCACCGAACGTGAAAACAATGCTATAATAGTTGCATCATATGGAACTTTCTCCACAGGAATTAATATTAAAAACTTACACAACGTTATATTTGCTAGTCCTTCTAAATCGAGAATTCGGAATCTTCAGTCTATTGGGAGAGTTTTAAGGAAGGGTGATCGTAAACTGAAAGCAACATTATATGACATTGCTGACGATATAAGTTATAATAAGAGAAAGAACTACACACTTAATCATTTGATTGAAAGAATTAAAATCTACAATCAAGAAAATTTTAATTATGATATAGTCAACATACCTTTAAAAAACTAATGGGAGAAGAATTCGTAGCTGTTATTAAATTAGTTTCTGGGGAAGAAATTCTTGCGTCGGTTTGCGTTGACGAAACTGGTGAAGAACCAATTATTATCGCTCATACTCCTGTAACCATGAAAATGATAAACAACGGAATGTATGTCAAGATAAAACCTTGGATGGACTTAGCAGATGATGATATGTTTGTTTTCCGTACTGATAAAATTATTACAATGAGTGAAGTTAAAGATCAAAAAGTAATTAAAATATATGAACGATACGTTGAAGAAGAAAACGAGGAGAATGATATGAATAAAATTTTACCAGCTGGTGGTGAAGTAAAACCTGATCAAAAGATGGGATATGTCTCAACTGTCGAGGATGCTCGTAAGAGTCTTGAAAATATCTTTAAGAATAATATAGAGCCTAACAACCCTTGAACCCTTACAGAGTTATTGTACACAGAAATGAGGGACTTGTCAAGTGTTCAAAATATGTTATAATAAATGTTAGTTAAGACGGATAAAGCTTATGCCTAGAAAGAAGTCTGAACACTATGTAAACAACAAGGAGCTATTACAAGCACTGATTGTCTATCGAGAGAAGGTTGCTCATGCAAAAGAGAATGATTTACCTAAACCTAGAATTACAAACTATCTTGGGGAGTGTTTTTTGAAGATTGCCACGCATCTATCATATAAACCAAACTTTGTCAATTACATGTTTCGTGACGATATGATATCGGACGGGATTGAGAATTGTGTTCAATATATTCACAACTTTGACCCTGAGAAGTCTCGCAACCCATTTGCATATTTTACACAGATTATACATTATGCCTTTCTCAGACGTATACAAAAAGAGAAAAAACAATTAGATATCAAAACAAAGATTATTGAGAGAAGTGGTTTTGATGAAGTGATGAACGTAGATGACAATGCAATGTCAGGTAGTAGTTCTGATTACAATACAATCAAAGATAACATTCAATATAAGTCAAGTAATAGATGATTTTACCAGGTTCTACAGTTAAGGTGATAGATGAAAATTCAATCTATCGAGGATATGTTGGATGTGTTCAGAGAATACAGGGCAAAAAGGCTGCTGTATTGATGGATCAAGATGGCACACCTTGGGATAAGATGATAACATTTAGAATATCTGATTTGCGTGAGCAAACCGAAGGTTTCCAATACTACCCACAAAAACCACAGAAAAAGAAAAAATGAAGTTAGTAATTATTACAGATCAGCACTTTGGTGCAAGAAAAGGTGCTGATTACATACACAAATATTTCAAAAAGTTTTACGATAATACCTTTTTTCCATACTTGGAGAAAAATAAGATTGATACTGTCGTTGATATGGGTGATACTTTTGATAATCGTCGTAATATTGACCTAGCAACTCTAGAATGGTCAAAGAAAAATTATTATGACCGATTACGTTCGATGGGTATTAAAGTTCATACAATTGTAGGTAATCACACTGCATATTACAAAGATACAAATGAAATTAATACAGTAGAATTATTATTAAAAGAATATGATAATGTAGAAGTTTATGCAGAACCAACTACTATAAATCTTGGTGGATTAGATATTTTGATGCTTCCTTGGATAAATGAGGAGAATAAATTACAGACTCTTGAGATGATGGATACTACAAAAGCAGATGTTATTATGGGTCATCTTGAATTAAATGGTTTTGTAGCAACTCGTGGTCATACAATGGAACATGGGATGGATACAAAGATATTTGATAAGTTCTATCGTGTATACTCAGGTCACTATCATACTCGTTCTGATAACGGAAAGATATACTACCTTGGAAACCCTTATGAGATGTACTGGAACGATGTTTTAGATACAAGAGGGTTTCATATCTTCGATACTAAAACAATTGAACACAAACCTGTAAACAACCCTTACAGGTTATTCTATAACGTTTATTACGAGGATACTAATTATAAGTTATTCGATACAAGAGAATTTAAAGGAAAAATTATTAAAGTTATCGTTAAGAAGAAAACCGACCAAAAGCAATTTGAAAAATTTATAGATAAATTATACAACTCTGGTATTCAAGACTTAAAGATAATTGAAAATTTTGTATTAACCGAAAGTGCGGACTTTGAAGTTGAAGAAACTGAGAATACGATAGGTATATTGAATCGCTATATTGATGAATCTGAGTTTGAAGGAGATAAAACTCTCATTAAAGGAATTCTACAACAAATATACACCGAAGCTTGCGAGGTAGATTAATGTATCTTCTTTCACTTAAAGACAAACGGGACGATGGTGCCTATGCTGTTCTAAATCGCTATGGAGAAAAAGTTCTTTTTATGTTTGAAGAGGAAGATGATGCTGAAAGATATGCTATGATGTTGAATAATGATGAGAATGCAGCTTTAAATGTTATAGAAATTGAAGATGCACTTGCCATTCGTACGTGTAAGATGTATAATTATAAGTACGCAGTGATCACACCGAACGATATAGTCGTTCCACCACCTAAGAATGATAACGTTTCAAAAAATTAGATGGAAGAATTTTCTGTCAACTGGAGACCAGTTTTCGGAAATAGATTTCCAAAAAAATGCAACGAATTTGATAGTAGGAACAAACGGTACAGGTAAATCCACTGTGTTGGATGCCTTGACTTTTAGTTTGTTTAATAAACCTTTTCGTAAAATTAATAAATCTCAACTTATAAATGCAACAAATGAGAAAGATTGTTGTGTTGAAGTTGAGTTTGATATTAGTGGAAGACAATATCTAGTTAGAAGATCAATTAAACCAAATTTATTTGAAATCGAAGTTGATGGTCAAAAGATGCATAAACAAGCAGATGACCGTGCAATGCAGAAAATTTTAGAAGAAAATATATTAAAAGTAAACTATAAATCATTTACTCAGATTGTAGTTTTAGGTTCATCATCATTTATACCTTCCATGCAGTTACCAGCACCTCATCGAAGAGAAGTGATAGAAGACCTACTTGATATTCAAATTTTTACTAGAATGAACGATATCTTAAAAGTTGAAATGACAACATTAGCACAAAACTTTAAAGATACTGAAAAAGACTTAGATGTTGTAATTCAAAAGAGAGATTTACAAGAACAATACATAGGGAGGTTAGATGAGCAACGCAAGAAATCAGCACATGAAATCAACGATAAGATTAGCAAATCGAAGAAGAACATTGATGGATATCAAAGAGACATCACAGATTTACAAGAGCAAATCGACACCTTACAAAAAGGAATCATTGATGAAGAAGTTGTCTCAAAAAGATTAAAGAAGATTACATCTTTACAAGATGCACTAGAAAAGAACAAAGGTAGAATTGCT